AGCTAGTGCAAACTTAGACTTAAATACCGAATCCTCTAGCTCCAAAGTGGCGCCGGCTGGGATTGTCAAGTATTCAGGCGTACCTTGTCCTGTGTGCTTTGCGTATACAGAAATGTTTGCAGGTTGTGTATTACTTATTTTCATGATTTAATTCTCTTAGTTGAATGCCTTTTATGGCATCTTTGTTGTCTCGAACTACCGCCAGGGTCGACGTAGAGTTCTCTTTTAGCACCGCTAGGTCCCGTTCTATCCTATGGATGACCTCGTTCACTTTGGCGTCCGTCACATTTTGGTGCGTGTTAAGTAAAACCGCGCTCTTAATGGTCCCCAACTCAATCCATGCCGTTAGGGTGGCTGTACTTAGTACAACCACTATTCCACTAAGAGGCTCTTCAACGAGTAACCTCAGCAGGTCAATCATATTAAAGCCTCTCTTGGCTAAGGGTTATACGTTATGGAAATGCTGAATAGCAGCTGGGTAAATCACTTCAAGGCCAGCGAAACGGCCATAGCAGTTGATTTCAAATTCCAGGCCAGCATACTGTACAGGCAGGTGTACATAAGGGAAAGGCTCACGCAGGCGCATGTTGCTTTCACCCGAGGCGATTACAGTGAAGCCTTCAACAGATTCACTGGCGCTGTCAAAGCCAGAAGCGTCGGCTTTATAGATACCGGCAACTTCGTTGATGTCTTTGATCTGATCAGCAGATTTAATGAACATGTTGTTCTTCAGGAACCAATCCATGATGCTTACATCGGAGTGGATTGAACGAGGAGTGTTCATCAAGTATTGCTTCTTCTCTACAGACATGATGATCATATCTGGGCGGAAGATCTTCTTGGTCTCTGCGTACATCTTGGCACAGGCAGAAGTCAAGTCAGCAATAACTTCATCAGGAGTTTTGTCAACGCCCCAAACAGTAGAGTTACTACCAGCAGCAGCAGGAGCTACAACAGAGCGAGTTGAAGTAGCCCAAGGAGCACCGGCTACACCACCGAACAAACCAGAAAGGTTGTCTTTCTCAGCACCGAACCAAATAACTTGGTTTACTTTCTCTTCGTAGGCTTTGCGAGCAGCTTCAGCTTTACGAGCGTCAAGAGGCATGCCAGTTACACGAGAGGCAGCAAGTTCTTGTCGAGAATAGCCGTAGGCATTACCAATAGTCTTGACAGAGATGCTGTATTCTTTACCGTCGATGTCAGCACGAGGCAGATCAGTTGCTTTACCAGCAATGATTTGTGCTTCACCACGCTTGTCATAGCTGCGGTATGTGATAGTGTTAATACCTTCACCGCCTTCGGTGTTGGTAGAGAAGCAATTACGGCCCATCAATTCTGGGTAGAGGACATCATACGACTGGGCTTGGATGTGTTCTAGCTGACGCTGGAAGAATACACCTTCACTATCGGTAAGCGTGGCATTCTTTACGAGGTTGGCAACAGCGTCATTCAACACTACTTCTTCAACTTCACCTGTTGGCAGGTTGTTGGCGTCTAAAACGGCAATAGATACTTTCATTATTAAATCCTTAAAGGTAGAGATAAGTTGCAGGCCCGGTCATTCGGGCCATGGACAAGCTTGGCTTAGTGGCTAACGTCAATGCGAACTTTGATTACATCGCCCGGCTGGCCAGACTCTTCTGCACGTACATTCGTAGAAAGAGTAACGCCTGCGCTGTCGTCATCGCCTTCAATAGCACCAGTGGTGTCATTGATGCCTACGAAAGAGCCAGCAACTGCAGCACGGTTTTCTAGCTGAACATACACATAGCCTTCACGGATGATGGATACGCTGTCGCCTTCTTTGTAAGAGGTGCTGCCGTCTGAAGGGCGAGTGTCTGCTTCATGGTTGACTTCACGCAGTGCGATGGCAAATGCAGAACCTGCTGCATTGCCCAGCTTAACGCCTTTGTCAGATTCAACACCACGGGCCAGAGCAACACCGAAAGCGATGTCTTCTTCAGCGCGGCCAGTAATGACAGTGTTAGAAGTGTTAGTGATTGCTTCCTGACCAGCGTAGCCTTTGCCAGTGTATAGATTGAAAGATTGAACAGGCATAATATTTCCTTAATTAAACTTTGTTACGCGCAATTGAGCGCTGACGAGCTTCGACTACTGGGTCAACTGCCTTGTCTTCTACGACAGGTTTTGCAGCTTGCTTTTTCAGTAGGTCGCCCATTGGGGTATGGCTATCATCTTCAAGCAACATATCAAAGCGAGCTTCGATGTATGCATCAGACTTGTCTTCAAGATCCAGTGATGGGAACTTGTCAACAACAACAGCCTTGCGAATACCGGGTGCGTCCAGACCTTTTAAATCTGCTTCGCACATGTCGGCAGCCAATACGCGCAGTTCGACGAGGGACTCTAAGGTATCCTCGAACAATTGTTTGGCGTCAGTCATAGCTTGGTCGTGGGTCTTGATTGCCTCAAGAGCGTCATCAAGTTTGGCTTGGACTACATCCATTGCATCTTGAGTGACCACGGCTTCTGCTACAGTTTCGGCTTCCGGTTCAACAACTTCATCTACAACTGGTGTAGCTTCTGCAGTCTCGTCTTCTACCTTAGTGTCAGGCTCTTCTACTAGCTCCTCAGCTTCATCAGCAATAGAGCAAGCTGAACCTGCACGTCCTTTAGCAACGATGGCAATGTGATTTGCACGAATGTTACGTTGGTAAATCTTCTGGGTACCGTCTTCATCAACGACTTCCAGGTCGCAAGTATAACCTGCGCTTAATTCTTCAACACCATCTTCAATAAGGTCGATGGCATCTTGACGTTGGATAACCAGAGTACCGGTTACCAGCTCTTCGTCACGAGTTGGCATACCTTCAAGCATGCCTACCTGCAATTCGGCAGCGTTTTCTGAGTCTACCATCACGCTAGGGTGACCGATAGTTACAGGTGCGCTACGAAAAGAGGACATGGTATCTTCAGCAAATACGTCAGCTTCATCACGGAACACTTCTACAAGCTCGTTTGGCTCTTGGTCTTGAATACCTAGGGAACCAGCAGTGTACATTTGTGAACCAGTGCGAGCGAATGCACAAGGTACGATCATCTGACCGCTATCTGTGAATTCTCGCTGAGTAGGTACCTTAATGCTGTCTGTCAGTTGAACTTTTTTGTTCATTGACCAGCTCCTACAGTTGGGGTGGGTTTAGGATCAGTGCCAATGGTAGCGTCATCTTCTACGATGCCACAGTCCTTGGCTTGTTGCAGTGCAGACTCACGGGATACGATGCCTGATTCCGTCAGGCGAGCTAACCACTCCACTTGGGTGCCGAGGCGATCCTGCTTCTGGCTGGCTGACTCTGGGAAGATACACTTCCACTCGTATTCAAACTCGGGGATGCCGAAGTGGGCAGCCAATAGTTTGTCCATAGTCTTCAGTCTGGGATCAAATACATCCTTCTGTTGGCCTTGCAACATCTCTACGTAGTTGATCAAGTCAGATTCACCGGTGGCATTCATACCATCTGGCGAAGCTGATAGGAAACGTGTAGCAGGGATGCCAACCATGGCAGCCACAATGCGTAAGTATTCCCAGATCAAGTCCTTCACTCCTGAGAGCTGGACCTTCTTCTGTTCGAATTCCTCAGTACCATCAAGGATTGAGGCATTGAAAACAGACTTAAGCTTTTTCCATTCAGCAAAGCGAGTCATCATCGCAGCAGTGCCTTCATCATTTTGAAGGATGTTCATCAGTCCGTCGATCTTGATGATGTCGATGTTAGCTTCACTGACCATTTGGGCAGCAGCAAAAGAGGCTGTATGGAAGTTGTCAATCTGCTGCATCATGGGGATGAGGATTGAGTCACTGTACCATAGGTTTCTTTGGCGTTCATAAATTGGCAGCTCAGTACCTTCAAAGCGAATCAGCCTTTCCTTATGAATAGGGGTAGGTGTGTTCACAAATTGGTAGTGTATCGGCATGCCATAAGTAGGGCTCATTGGTGTCTGGTCGATGTCACCGATGGCCACAATACGTGTACGGTCAACAACGTGGGCAGACTTCAAGCACCCAGGCTTAAGCTTCTTCCAGTTGATTGGCTTATCCAGCGGGCGCCCATCCTTAATATCCAGGACGATAAAGCTAGTGCCATAAAGTCTGGCCCACTGCATGGCATCGCGGTAAAGCTTTGCCAAGTTAAACTCTTTGTCGGCA